ACTCTTCGAGTGGCACACCTAATTTTTTCGCTATTGCGACTTGAGACGATGTGAGTCTCACTTGTTTGCGACCAGGCTTTACGCTTCTTTGTGGTGAAGCAACCGTCTGAACGGGAGCAGTCGTAGTTTTATCAGTATTACCAAATTTATGTGGAAAGTCAACTCTGATTCTTTTGTCAACTTCTACATAATACTCGTCAGAGTTTGGGTCATATCCCTCATTATTAACCAAATCCTTGTGAATCTCAAAGGCTGTATAAGTCATAGCTCTATCTTTACCGAACCAAGCATTTTTACTAGCCCAAGCTTCTGCTTTAGGATCTTGACTAAAATTATTAGACGGCTCTTGATATTGAGGCGCCTTAAGAGATTGATCTACAGGTTTCTCTGCCTGTTTAACTTCTCGACCTTCTTTTGCTTCTGAAAGTTTTGCATTCTCAAATGCGAGTGTTGCAATTCTTTTATTAGCTTCTACTTGAGCTTTAGCATCACCAGCTTCGATAGCCGCAGCTAATTCTTTTTGTGCAGCTTCTAGACCTGTATTAATACTAGTCTCAAATTTTTTCATGTAATCAGAATCCGTTTTTTCAAAACGTTTTTCTAATTTATGTCTTTTTTCTTCTACAGCTTGTGCATATTCAACAGCAGCTTTTTCCCTTCTTTCTGCTTCTCTCATCTTACGAGTTA